CTAAAGGAAAGAAAAAAGATGATCCATGTCTATTATCATGCAATTGATGAGTAAACATAAATCTACCCCTATCACCTTCAACTTTTATAATACCAGGATTATAAAACCAAGGAAAATCATCCCCCATTAATACCTTTTCCAGTCTTAAAAAAGAATCCTCAGAGAGAAAATCATCAACTACTTCCATTCACATTCTACCATTATCTCAGTCAAACAAGCTAATAGATTTATTTCTTGATCTGCAACGAAGGCAATTTGATACTGATACTTAGCAATAATAAGCACAGCAGCAGGAATGGTGCTAGGTACAAGGGAAGTGTAAAGACTATCGTAAATGCGACGAAGCAATACAGCAGGATCATTGTCCAGGTTATCGACACACCATTTACGTACTTCCGCAAAGTTCTTTTCTTTGAGATTTTTAACGAGATCATTTACTTTTACATCACTAAAATGAGCAAGAATACCACTATCTATTTTTCCACCAACAGAATATCTCTGACATTCATTTAATACTCTTCTCCAGTCTGGAAAGTGTTTATTGATGAGTTCGGCCAAGACTTTCTTATCAGCTTGAATCCGTTCTTCGTCCAAGATCCCGTTAAGTCTGGAGAAGAAAGCAGCTGCTGTCTCCGCCTTTTCTTTACCTTTAATGCTAAACTCGATGACCGCACAACGCGAGTGGAGAGGTTCGATGATTTTATTCTTATAATTACAGGTGAAGATGAATCTACAATTGTTCGAGAACTCCTCAATGCTGGCCCTAAGTAAAAGCTGGACATCTGGGGTGGTGTTGTCTGCTTCATCGATGATGATGACTTTATGTCTAGCGTCAGAGGAAAGTGATACCGTTGATGCGAAATTCTTTGCGCTATTTCTGACCGTATCGAGGAATCTTCCTTCATCGGATCCGTTGATAACATAAACATCTACTCCTAACTCGGTACAAAGTGCTTTTGCTACTGTTGTCTTACCACATCCCGCAGGACCAGCAAGAAGTAAATTTGGCACTTCACCTTTATTTAGAAAATCTCTAAAGGTTTTCTTTATATTCTCTGGGAGAATACAATCTTCAATTGTCTTAGGACGATACTTTTCAACCCAAAGAAATTCATCACGCATGACATTAATTAAAATCAGTGTTTATTAAAACTCTAGTATTATGATTTATAGGAGAATGTCCTGTATGATAATACTTTCCATTAAATAAAAGCATCCTATTTGCTTTTGGTTCTATCT